TGCCGATCAAATCTTTGCTTCTCGTAATCGTCCTTATACGATGATGGAGTTTGCCAAGAAGTTGAACGAGATCTTTGTGAAGGAGTATGGATTCCGTAATGCCATGTATCCTTCGAAGAATGCAGCTCGACATGTGGCTATGAGCCATCCAGAATGGGTGGATCCCGACTCGTTTCTTCATGGTGGTACAGGTTACTTCGATGGACTGAGTCAGGTGTTCGACTGTCCGAATCTGATGAGCAAGAGTAAGTATGAGATCAACGAGTTCGGCGAGTATGTTCCTCTGAACGATGCAGCCAAGATGCAAGTCGAGCATATGGATTATCTGAAGGAGCATCCTTCCAATCCAATTCATACGCATAACTATCTGAACCTCGAAGACAAGCTGTGCATGCATTATAAGTATATGGCAGTCAAGTTTGGCGTGAAGTCACAGACGATGCAAATCCCGTATGATTGGGTATATCCCATTGAATGGTCTCTTCGGACCAATAATTATGATAGGCTAACGAATGGCGCATAACAAACATGTTATCGACGGAGTCAACAAAGACGTAGGCTTGTACGGATGGGAACAAGCCAGAGAATATTACCTCAAACTTGCCGAGACATGGACTGATCCATATCCAGATCCAGTCGTAACGGTGCACGATGGCATTCGTTGTGTACGAGATGATCTCATTACAGGAACGAAGGTTCGTGGTGGCGATTGCCTCATCTCAAGAATCAATCAGTCGACGATCGTGTATGTGCAACCTCGGACTGGTCTCGCTGGCGTATCAATTCTCGATGTAGCCAAGCGGCATAACAAGAAGGTGAAGCTGTTCATGCCTTCTTCACAAACCATCTCTCATCATCAGGCATGTTGCATCGAGCAAGGAGCAGATGCCTCGTTTCATCGTATCGCTGCGATGCCGAATCTGAACAAGATCGCCAAAGATTGGGCAGATTCTCAAGACGATGCCTTCTTCGTTCCACTCGGCCTGAAGCACGAGTTGGTCACGGCTGGTATCGTGAAGGCTGCATCGAAGATCGAAGCACCCGACGAAGTGTACGTAGCCATCTCGACGGGTGTTCTGTCACGTGCAATGCAAATCGCATGGCCAAATGCCAAGTTCCACTCGGTTGCAGTGTCTCGTAACCTGAAAGCTGGCGAACTCGGTCGAGCCGAAGTTATCTCTGAGCCGATGCCATTTCAACAAAGCGAGAAGCCAGAGAATCTTCCTCCTTTCCCTTGTATAGATACTTACGACGGTAAGGTTTGGAAATACATTCCAAAAAATACTGGTAAGAACATCTTGTTTTGGAATGTCGGCAAAGAGCCAGTGCTGAACGATCCTACGATCTACGAACGCGTAAATAGTTACCGCGATTGGCCAAAAAATGATGTACAATATAGAACACTTGATATATAAGGGATAATATGAAAACTCTTATTACATCTCCATTCACACCCGTATCTTCCAACATCCACTCGCATCGAGCTGCGCAAGCTGCCATCTATGCAGAACAAATTTCTGTAGAGAATGGCGGACTGGTTCATCTCGATAGAACTGGTGATATTCATCACGACATCAATTCGTTTGATAGCATCTATGTGTATCATGGCAACGATTGGTTCGGTTCTTTGAATCTCTTCGGTGGTATGAAAAATTACGGGAATATCGACAACCTAATTCGATTCTCCAAAATTGATAAAACCAAAAAAGTCTATTCCCTTTGGATCGATCATCCAAAGTACAGCGAGATGCTCGAGCCTCGCCTGAACGGTGACATTCATCCTGACTGGCACAAGGTCGACTGGGAAAACTTGAAATATATCGAAAACACTGCCTGGACGATCCGAGAAATCGAGGTTGTGAATCGTGCTGTGGCAGGTGATAGTCATGCCATCTGCATGTACCGTCCAGGTTGGTTCGTCAATTCTGTTCCTTTCAAGACTCTACATGGTGCACTCAAAGAAGGTCTACAAACTTTCATCGAACCTCGTCATGAGATTGCCGAATTCTACTTTGGTAATATCGATGTACGCCACCATCTCTGTCGTCAGCCTGATCCTGAAGCGGCTACTCGAGATTTGGCGAATAGATACTACACCGCTCTCTCACAGTTGGATCTTGCCAAGGTCTATGCATACGAGCTACTTCCTATCGAAAACGAATCTCGCGTTCTTCCTAAGACTGGTTACTACAAAGGTACTCCGTTCTATGGTTCATGGGAAGATCGCAACAGGTGTCGTCTGATCTTCAAGGAAGAGATGAGAAAGTTGTGTGCTCAAGGCAGTGTCAACTTTATCGAGTGGGTTGATCCGCTTCTGAATGACAGAGGCGAGCTAGACTTTGAATGCATGGAAAAGCCAAAGTCTGTGCACCTCTCGCGTAATTCATATCCGCATTGGCAAGGTCGCAAGTGGAGCGGCCTGCCAGAAAATAAACCTGCAACACTTGAGGACTTTTTTACATAATGAAAAAAATTGAGTATAAATACAATGAAGGCGAATCACTCAAAGAAATTCAGTCTTACGTTGATGCTACGTACGAACAGCATTATTCCCGAAATAAATTTCAAGCCACAGAATTCATCATTGATGCTGGTCACGGAACCGGTTTCAATATCGGGAATATGATGAAGTATACTCAACGATACGGCCGCAAAGGCGATCCTGCCGAATGGCGGAAAGATCTGATGAAGGTCATCCACTACGCAATTATGCAACTCCACGTCCATGACACTGAAAATAAGGATTAATTATGGGTATTGAAATTAATGTTCCAATGGAAGAGCTACGCAAGCGCAAGCTCTTTATTGCCGCACCAATGTATGGCGGCCAATGCGCAGGTATGTTTACACGTTCGATCGCAGATCTCTCGGCACTCTGCACACACTACGGAATCCAGGTCAGATTCTACTTCCTCTTCAACGAATCACTGATTACTCGAGCACGTAACTACTGCGCTGACGAGTTCATGCGTTCAGGTGATACTCACTTGATGTTTATCGACTCGGACATTGGATTCAATCCTAACGACGTGATCGCTCTGCTTGCATTGCAGAATCCAGATCATACGCAAGACAACTACGACATCATCGCTGGCCCATATCCAAAGAAGTGCATCAGCTGGGAAAAGATCAAGGTAGCTGTCGACAAGGGTATGGCTGACGAGAATCCGAACGAACTTGAAAAGTTTGTAGGCGACTACGTCTTCAATCCGACTGGCAACACCGCTGAGATTCCACTCGGTGAACCAGTCGAAGTTCTCGAATCTGGTACTGGATTCATGATGATCCGCCGTAACACCTTCGAGAAATTCCAAGAAGCATATCCTCATCAATTCTACAAGCCAGATCACGTTCGTACAGAACACTTTGATGGTAGCCGCGAGATCATGGCCTACTTCGATACTCCTATCGATCACAAGCGTACGAACCTCGACGCTGAACTCAAGGAATTCCTTGAAAAGAATCCAAAAGCAAAGGCTGACGAGATCTTGGCATTCGTCAAAGATCCGAACAATGGCTTGCTAAAAGATTACTCGAAGCGCTATCTCTCTGAGGACTACATGTTCTGTCAGTGGGTTCGCAACGCTGGTATGCATGTATGGCTATGCCCATGGATGGAACTGAAGCACGTTGGTTCGTATGTATTTGGTGGTTCTCTGCCAGATATCGCACGTATCGGTGCTGCAGCAACTGCAGATCCTTCTGCACTTGGTAAAAACAAATAAGTGTACAATTAATACTAACCTTGGTATATTGAATATTCCGAACATATGGAGATTTATTATGAAATTAGATAATGATACGTTGCAAGTACTCAAGAACTTCTCGGCTATTAACAAGAACATTATGTTCAAGCCCGGAAATGTGATCCGTACTATTTCGAGTACAAAGTCTGTTCTTGCAAAGGCAACAATTAAACAAGAATTCGACAAGGGTTTTGCCGTATACGACCTCTCAAGGTTTATCGGCACTCTTTCCTTGTTTAATGATCCTGAGATTGAAATCAAGGATTCGTACGTCGAACTCATCGAAGGCAACAACAAGTTTCAGTATGCCGTCACTGATCCTTCGCTGATCATCGTTCCGCCAGATCGTGAGATTGAATTGCCCAATCCTGAAGTCAACTGCTTGATTTCAGAAGAAGCACTCAATCGAGTGATGAAGGCTCTGGCAGTTTCTCAGTTGCCTGAAATCGCCATCGTCGGTAAGAACGGTAAGATCCTACTTCAGGCTGTCGATACTCGTGGTACTAGCAACGACTCGTTCAGCGTCGAAGTTGGTGAAACTGAAGCTCGCTTCCGCATGGTATTCCGTTCGGACTGTATGAAGCTGATTCCAGGTTCTTATGACGTTTCGATCTCTTCGAAGGGTCTCAGCCACTGGAAGGGTGCAACAGTAGAATATTGGATTGCTGTTGAATCCAACTCCTCGTTCGAGGCTTAATTGTGAATGCTGGTCACTAAGCCAGAGTCCGTGGATGCACTAACTTCGCGACGGACATTTTTTTGTGACGGAGATATATTATGCTTGAAGATTTTTTGTGGGTAGAGAAGTATCGCCCAAAGACCGTGTCCGACACTATCCTGACTGACGAACTCAAAAAGACATTCCAACAGTTCGTAGATCAGAAGAACATTCCTAACCTCATTCTCTCTGGTACCGCAGGTGTTGGTAAGACGACTGTGGCCAAAGCCATGTGTGAAGAGCTTGGATGTGACTACATCGTTATCAACGGTTCGATGAATGGTAACATCGATATGCTGCGTAATGACATCTCGCAGTTTGCTAGCTCTGTGTCACTGATGGGTGGAAGAAAGATGGTAATCCTCGATGAGGCCGACTATCTCAATCCTCAGTCTACTCAGCCAGCTCTGCGTAACTTTATGGAGGAATTCAGTGCAAATTGTGGATTCATTCTTACTTGTAATTTTGTCGATCGGATTATTGAGCCACTACATTCTCGATGCTCGGTTATCAAGTTTAAGATTCCTAAGTCAGAACTCCCTTCTCTCGCAAAGCAGTTTATGCAGAGGGTATGTGGAATCCTCGACAATGAATCGGTTTCTTATGAAAAAGCGGTCGTTGCTGAAGTCATCAAGACACACTTTCCAGATTGGCGCCGTGTTATCAACGAGCTTCAGAGGTATAGTGCTACTGGCAGCATTGACACTGGGATTCTTAGGAATTTCTCGGATACTGCTCTCGCTAAGCTGATTGGTTACATGAAGGATAAGAACTTCACAGCCGTTCGTAAGTGGCTTGGAGAATCTGACATTGAACCTACCGAATTCTTTCGTGCCTTCTTCGATAAGGCCGAAGATCATATTGCCAAGGGCAGTATGCCTCAACTGGTACTGCATCTTGCAAAGTACCAGTATCAAAATGCCTTCGCTGCGGATCCTGAAATCAATCTCATGGCATGTCTGACCGAGATCATGGCTGACTGTGAGTTTCTGTGATCTGGAAAAAGAAAACTTGCCCAGTCTGTGAGGATAAGTATCCTAAGACTGCTCGATTTCATGAGCTCCGTTTAGAAACTTTAGACGGAACTCATGAACTTGAGATATGTGAAAAATGTGCAGACTTCTTTGACAAGTCTGCCGATGTTATTATGAAAGGCCGTAGCGATGAAACCCTTCGACTTCGTGAGTTCGATCAACTCGACCAAGAAGAACCTGATGAAAGGTACGGAGAATGATGCACTCGCCGAGAAGACTTATAGTCCTTGGCTAACGAATCGTTCTCTGTCCTACTTTGCGGATAGTATTCATGCCGCAAACATGATGAACTGCAACCACCACCTCGACAACAAACTCCAATATTCTTTTTTGATAAATATCATACGGCCCAGCAAACGCTTTGCTAAGTGGGTGAAGAAAGAAAAGGATGGAGATCTCGAAGCGGTTGCAGAGTATTTCGGTTATAACCGACGTGCTGCTAAAGCAGCTCTTGATATCCTCTCCTCTGAACATATAAACATAATAAAGAAAAAGATTCAGAAGGGTGAAACATGAGTGTTTTAGAAAGTTTAATTGAAGTGA